CAGCCATATTTTGACGTTTAACTATTTTCCAAGCCAATTTTAAAGCTTCTGAGAATGTTACATCATTCTTTTCGTTTTTGAAGATTTTCCATGCCAATGTCATAACTTGTGATTTCATTTTGATTTCTCCTTTATTTATCTTACAAGTTTATTATATATCATACAAGATAGTTTGTCAACAGAAATATGAAGAATTTTAAACTTTTCTTATTTTAGAAAGTACTTTCAGAGAAATGGCTTGGATTTAAAATCCAACCCTTTTTAGACAAACAAAAAAACCGCAAGCGTGAGCCTGCGGTTAAACAATTAGAACAATATTTTAGAAATTTTCCTTTCTATTTTTTAAAAAATTATTTCGTAGTGATCAAGCCGTCTGGCTCAACTGTGAACTCTGGCTTGTCTGCCATGCTGCCATCTTCTTTTAGGTAGTACCAACCTGAGCCGTCGGCTGACTTAATGAACTGTTTGGATTTCATCTCGCCGTCCTTGGCATCGAGGTAGTACCAGTGCTCCTTGTACTTGACCCATCCAGTGGCCATTGCACCAGTTTCTTTGAAGTAGTACCATTTATTTGTAATAAGCGCCCATCCAGTGGCCATTGCACCACTTGGGAGCAAGTAGTAAGAGTAGCCATCTGTGTGCTCGTGCCATGCGTTAGCCTTCATGTAACCGTTGCTGTCGAAGTAATACCAGACATTGTTGATCTTCTGCCATTTATCAGTTGGATATGAGCCATCTGCGTTGACATACCACCAACCGGTCGCATTTTTCTTCCAACCTTCCTGGTTGCCCTCATTATCAAGCATTTCTTGAACAGTTGAACCGAGTGATTGATAATGCTTGATTTTAGCAATCACATAGTCACGCAAGCTGTCATTGTAGCCGCCGTGCAATTTAAGGGAACGAGCAGGGCATGAAGTACTTGAAAACTCGTTATGAAATTTGATATTTGAATAGTTCGGAGTATCACCATAATAGGTCATATCTTCAGCCATTTGGCGTAATACCATGTTTTCATTTTCAATGAACTCAGCATCTGTTGAGTTGTATTGTTGACATACTTCGTAGCTAAGAGAGTTCATGTTCGCATCATAGTTCGCTGCAGACCAAGTGCCATTATATGTATCTTCGACACGAGCGATTGCATCACGAGTGATGTAGTAATGAGCGAAACCAAGCTCAGACTGGCCGTTATCGTATCGAGATTGCAACCAGTTTACATAGCTTTCGGCACTCATAGAACCAGCATCATTGTGCATGATGTAGTATTTTGGCTTCTCAGTCGGACGTGAGCCAGCGATACCATTAAAAATTGTATTATTAATGATTTTGACCATATTTGCTACTCCTTCCATGCATCATTCATCTGCTTAACTGCTGACTCGACGAATGTGTCTAAATCTTTGTCAGTCATGCTAATATTATATTTGGTAAGCTCAGCACGGATTTTAGTTCGTGCTTGTTCCAGCTTCTCTTCACCTTTATAGCCTGTCTCAGAGGCGACCTGCTCAACTGCATTGACCGCATTTTTAGCAAGGATTTCAACAATTTTAATAGTCTTTTCTCCGCCTTTTTTGATCAAAAAATCCTTAGTTGCTTTGACTGCGATGCCAGCCAAAATGACAAGAATGCTGATTGCTCCATTTGCGATAATTTCATTGATTTGTTGCATGTTATTCTCCTTTTTCGATTTCGTCCATGCGGTCGTTCATGCGGACCATTTCTTTTTGAATGTCACCGACCGTATGTGTAATTGTCGTTAATTCTGTAGTGGTTTTTTCCAGGTGAGTCATCAAACGCTCTTCTCGTCTATTAGAGTCGGCCTTTGATTGCTCATGCAAATCCATAATCTTCTTCTCTCGCTTGTCCGAAGTCTTGATAAGATATCGAATTATAATAAAGAAAAGTAAGATAAACAAAATCGCCCAAGCTACCTGACTTTGAGCGATTTTTTCAGCTTCTTCAAGTGGCATATAACCTCCTTCTACTCAATTCTTGGCATGACAATTGTCAAAATGCCTTTTTGGAGCATTTCAGCAAGCGGCTGGTCTTTGTAATTGTAACCTTCATTAGGCTGCATCTGAAATTTCAGGATGGTTTGTGTGCCTTGTGACCACTTCGGATTCGTGTCGTACGGATAAGGCATTGATACGATGTCGCCGTTCATATAACGACGGTCTTTCACAAGCGGCTTGATGAACTGAGCAACCTTTTCATAAGTATTCGTTGGCATGCCACCATTTTGGCCAATAGCAAGTGCGATAAGAACCTCAGTAATAGCTGATACGCTATCGATGTTCTCTTTGTTAACAGTCAAGTCTGTATTTGTTTTCGCAAGAGTCTGTACTGCTTGTTTAATCTCAGCTTGTGCCTTCACGATTGCTGAACCTGGGTCCAACTCGGATTTCAGGATATCCAATACTGCTTGAATCAAGACATCCTCTTGTTCATTCGTGCGGTCTCCTGCGAGCTCACGCATATTCGTACTGTAGCGACTGCCATCCGACAGACGAATTTCAACTACTGTCTTGATATTATCGCCAAAACCTCGTGTATAAGGTTTGCTTGCCAGTTCATAATTGTTAATTGCCATTTGTCATTTTTCCTTTCACTTCTTCAAATTTCGCTTTGAGTTCTTCGTCCGATTCGATGATTCGTTTCATCTGTTCAAGCTCCATCGCAGTAACTGTATAGAGAGCTTCGAGCGTAGCTGATTGAGTAGCCTCATTACCGACTTTTTCACCAAGCGACTTAATCGCTAGACTGCTGATTTGTTGGTTTTGTTCGTTCATGCTGTTTTCTCCAATTTTTCTATTTTTTGATTAAGTTCTTGAATGGCCTTAATTAAATAAGGCACGAGTTCAAATGTTCGGTATGAGTATGCGCCGTCAGGATTTTCATAAAATGCTTCTGGGATGTATTTCTGGACATCCTGCGCCATGATACCGCAAGCGATATCTTCGATTTTGCCATCGTATTCTTTGCGATAGCTGTACGTCTTGAGTTGCTCAATGACCTCAAGACCTGAGACTGTACTAGCTTCGATATTATGCTTGTAGCGACGGTCTGAGATTTCTTTATTTAAAGGTATCCAGTCGGAACCTCCAAAGTTCTCTCCAGATAAATACACGTATCCATTTGACCGAGCAATTCTATTGTAGTCTGGAGAATAAATCCAGTATCCTCTGTTATATTGATCTTTTTGGTAAAAAATATTCCCGCCAACATGCAAATCCCCGTGAATAACTGGAACATTCCAAAAATGCGCCTGATTATAACACTTCATTTCTCCTCGAGCGTTGACAAACCACGCTTTTTCACCAGGTTTGTTCCAGTCATCCCCCCAATTCACCCAAAGGGCTGTTTGGTCCCAATTTCCTGGGCCGACATCACCCATACCGACTCTAAAACTATTTGATCCTGTTATCCAAAAAGTATGTGGGTCTTTATCGTGCGTACCAATCTGGAAGCCACCGATTTTACCTTTGTAACCCTCGAGAAGAGTCGCAGATACTACAACTGACCTAAGTTTGTTGATGAAGGCTTCTTTAGCAGCAAGCGTATCCGTGAAGATATCGCTTGAGACGAACATTCGAGCCATTGCTTGGTCCATAATCAACTTGTCTGCTGTGATAGTCTTTGAGCCGATAATCTCAGCATTTAGCTTGGCAAAGTTGCCCTCGCCCACGAATAGTCGTTTGAAGTAACCTTGAATAGCAGTCAACTCATCAAGCAAGGTCTTACCTTTCAGACGAATCTTCTCAGCTTCAATCAAAATTTGATTGTTTGTAGCATTGATTTGCGAAATGATGGCTCCAGCGCTCGTCAGATTTTGAAACGCAAACGAACCTTGAAGTAAAGTCAGTTTGGTTTGCGTTGCTTCAAGCGTCTTATCTGTCTCAAGTGTCGCATCTTCTGGAGCAGGTTGCCAAAGCCTGTCGTTCGTGCCTTCATAAAAATCAAGCTCAGTCATGAACAGACCGCCCCATTTTTCTGGGTTGTTTCGGTCGTACTCGAATTGCAAATAGCCGTCATCATAGTCACCGACGTTAAATTTGAATGTTTTCTTGACCGCCTTTGAGTTGTCAAACACTGGACCATCAACCCAACGAGATTTTCCATCAAACACAAGCTGTTTTTGTTGAAAATTCATACTTGAATCTTTTTTACGCTTGCAGAAATACACTCTAAAATATTTCGAGTTGTTATCAAAACCTAAAATATTCAAAATGTAGTCTGCGTTTCGTTTTACAAGAAAATGATTGCTTTTAACAACCGCGCCTGGCAACAAAGAAAACATACGTTTTTGACCATTGAAATAAAAGACGTGCGCTGTGAAACCTAAACGGCCATTATCCTCAGTCCAATGTTTCAGACCGTCATCAGCTCTTGAGTTTCGGAGCATATTTGGACCACCAGCGTTGGCATACTTACTAACTTCAACCTGAAATAGTTGATTGGTCAGAGCCATGCGAGCTACCTTGTCCGCAATTCCATTTTCAGTATTGCCTAAAATGCGCTCATAAAGCTGACTAGTTTCTCGAACTCGCTGAAAGTCAATGAGATTCGCTTTGCCATCAAGTTGAGAAGATAAACTTGTGAATCGACCATCTACTGATTTCTTATACTCAGCGATTTGAGTAGCAATTTGGCCATCTGTCGATGTCTTCACTTCCTCAATTCGTCGCTCTATCCCACGAATACCCTCTCGATACGTGTTCTTGCCAACGTAGCCGTCAACAACCTCGTTTTTCAATTTGGTTATATCAGCTTTCGCTCGCTCACTGATTTGCTTCGCTTCCTGAGCGAGTAAGCTGCTGGCACCAGCACTTCGCAAAGCATCATCAGCCTTTCGTTTGGCTTCTTGTAGAGGTCCATTGTTGAAACTACTGAAGCGCTGGTCGATTGTATCTGTCAGACTTTTCTTGACTTCTTCAGTTTTAGCTTTAGCTAGTTCTACTTGATCGTTAAAGTCATTTTTGATTTTCTCAACTTTCTTGTCAAAACCTTTGTCAGCTTCTTCGATTTGATTTTGAATTTGCTTCTCAAATTCGCTAAATTGCTCAATCTTCTTCGTGAACGTTCCTGCGTATGAATACTGCGCATCATTGCCAGCTTTACTATCTGCACTGATACGACCACGCAGACCGCCCTTGAATGTGAATGATTGACTCAAGATTGGCGACTTGAACGTCTCACCCGTGTTTGTCTTAATGGTCACCCACTGACCGACGTCCAGCAATAAATGACCTTGATAATTCAAATTGAACGGATAATAACGAATATCCTTGATTTTGTGATAAAGGTTATCCAAAACCGATTGAGACATGAACAGATTATCCAATTCCAATGAGCGACCAGTACGCATACCTACCGTGAGAGTATCTTTATCTTTTTTACAAGTTATCCCTGCAATCTGATACTCGATTTCGCTCTTGGCCAATCCGTGCATGAAGTAGCTATCTGCTGTAATTGTGATACCTGAGTCAGTCAATTCTTTGATTTCAAGTTTACCTTCTCGATTGAAAAAACAAGACATCCCGAGCATTTGCGTAGCTAAACTCAAGACGTCTCTGAATGTCATTTTCTTGTCTTTAGGGATATTCTCAATTACATAATTCATGGATGTAATATCCATGTTTTCGTTTGCAAGTTTTACACCTGTTTTCAGACAAATCTCTTTGATGACTTGCCTAACTTCTGCTGGATAAGTCAAGTCTGTGACATGCTCACGATTGAGTTTGAACATTCCGTCCATAAGATCAAGCTTAGTCGTTTTACGGTTACGGTCAATCTCAATATCATTGATGAAGTATTCACCCATTTTGACCCATTCGTAGGTTCCGTCTACCAAAAGACCGATTTCAGGGTAAATCTTATCTAACTTATTGAATGTAGTAATAATGCTTGTGAACGTGATCTTACTACTGCCAGCACAAGTGCCTCCTGGCTTATATGTGTCACCCTTGATATAGCCATAATCAAAATGCGCTTCTTTGATATCACTTGACTGATACTGCCCTACTCTGATAGCAAGAGTACGGTTTTTAGCAAACATAGCTTCATCAAATTTCTTACGTCTAAATATATCCATGTTCTAACCTACCTTTCTACCAGATTAAATTTAGCGCCAGACCACGGCTTGAACTTTTCAGTAAATGAATAACTCGGAGCAGTTCTGTCTCCAACATAAAACATTTTAGTTGTTTGCCCTTTTATCGGGTCCGGATAAGATACCTCGACGAATTCAGGCGATACAGCAATTAAAAGCTGACTCATTTCATCTTGAGTCAACATACCCCATTCGCAAACTAGTTTTCGTTTAGTCGTGATACGGTCACGCACCATGTCTCCGTTCGCATTGCGACCTGTTTCTCCGTCGATATCCTGAATATCAACCTGAAAAATTTTGGGAGGCTTAACAGCCACCCCATTGATAATTAAGCGTGCCATTTTACCTCCCTTTAAATGTTAAGCAAGACTTGTCCTGCACGTTCTTGTTCCCGATTGATTTCTTGGATGGCCACACGACCAAATTCGTGTCCGCCAATCATGATGACGATGTCACCGCTACCGCTGAAGCCTCCAGATTGTGGTAAACCACCGCCCAAGGCATTGACTACAGCACCGCCTACGATACGCCCCATAGTCTGCAAGAAACCAGTATTTTCAAGGGGCATAACGACCTCTTTACCAGCTTCACCAATCATAGCTACAGTAGGACTATCGACGATACCACCACGAGCCAATCTAGGAAGACTTACGTATCCAACGCTACCAACCCATCCTAGCCCTGGGAGACCTCTGACAGTATCCAAAACTCCGTTAATCATACCGATGAAGCCATTGACTACATTCTCAATCGTTCCAAGAACCGCATTGACTGCGCTCTGGAAAGCGCCACCTACTGCATCACCGACCATTTGACCAGCATTCACGAAGATACTTTGAACAGTATCCCAAACTCCACTAAAGAAGTCTCCGATAGAGCTGAAAGCATCTTTTACTGCGTTGTATGCATTATTAAACATCTCGCCAAACCAGTTTGAGACACTGGATAACGCACTTGTAACATCGTTCCATCTCTCGCCGAACCAAGAACCTAGTTTGCTAAAGATGTTTGTTAAGCCAGCCCACGCATTTTGGAACATGTCCGTAAACCATGCCCCAATATTAGCCAAAGCACTAGTCACTTCGGCCCAGCGCTCACCAAACCAAGTGCCTATTGCCGTGAAGATGTTAACAATAGCGTCCCATGCTTGCTGGAACATATCCCCAAACCATTTAGCCACGTCTGCTAAAGCTGTTGTAATGTCGTTCCAACGTTCTGAGAACCATTCTCCAAGCGGAGTAAAGATAGCCACAATACCGTCCCAAATTCCTTGGAAGATTGCCACAATCGTATCCCAAATGAACTTCAAAACTGCTACTGTTAAATCTAACAATCCAGTTAAGATCGTAGACAAGATGTTCATGATGGCATCGCCCGTTTCAGTGAAGCCCTCAAAAATCTTATCCATGTCACCGGTAAGGATACCTGTGATAATATCAAATACACCATTGAGAAAATCAGCTATTCCTCCGAATATATCAGCAACCGTATTGAATAAGATGCGGAAGACTTCTCCAATGTATTCAAGAGTTGGAGCTAGAACTCTCGTCACTTCCTCAACGATAAAGCCAATTACTGGTGCAACGTAGGCAGTGATGACTTGTGACATTTCTTGGAAACTTGCGACCATCTCCAAAATTTTTTGAATAAATGGAGAAATATGTTTGCCAATTGTATCCGAAAAACCTTGACCGAGTTTCTCTATAACGGGTTGGATGTGATTGTTCCACCCGTTTACAAACAAACCAATAATGCCTGATATAGCTTTCGTTGATGATTCAATTGATGGACGAATGTAATTATCATACACACGACTGATTGAGTCTGACAAGTCATTGATTGCTTTTTCTGCGCTCTCGAAAATTGGAGCAATTGCAGACAATGCATTTGAAAAAGCCTCAGCAACGCTAGGCATATTATCTGTGACAATTCCCTCGATGCCTTTTAGTAGGTCACCGCCGAGTTTGAAACCAATCTCCACGATGCCAGCTTGAATAGCTAAAACAGCAGACACAATCGAACTTCCGATACGAACAGCGCCAGTCGATGTTATGACGTCATAAAAGCCATCTGCAAACGCCTGAGCGATGTTTCCAGCTGAGGTAAACATATTGCCCGTATTCTCAAATTGAGCCACTAGAGAACGAATAATACGCTCTTTTTGGCGCCCTAGACCGTTTGCTATGCTTTCGGCAAGAAAGACACCAATGCCAACTCCGACCGTACCGATAGAACCTGCAATCTGCCCTAGTGCGTAAGCGATTTTCTCGGTCATGCCATTAAAAGCATTGACCACTCGTGGATCAGTTGCAATTTCTTCAAGCGTAGTCTTGATTTGACCAAGACCAATTTTGATACGTTCTAAACCTTCAGCTCTGAACGCAGCAGTGAAACCCTTGCTGAAGAGATCTGTTAGTCCTTTCAGCTTATCTCCAAGACCGTCAAAGATACTCTTGAACTGGTTGTCCATGTCGGTTAGAGCTACTTCTGGCAAGATATCCTTGAAAGGTCCACTTCCGCCTTTCCCTTTCTTACCCTTGCCTTTGCCACCGCCTCCACCAGAACCGCCAGAGCCTCCGTCGTCTGCGTCGTCTTTCTTGTTTAAAAGCGTGATTTCATCAAATCCAGCTAAGCCAAGCAATTCTTTGACTGCTTTCTTGGCATTTTTGGCAGAATCTCCGAGATTATCAGCTAGACCACCAGACGCATCGTCTGCGTCGTCCATGGCATCTGCTAGGTCGCCCGCGCCTCCTGCTGCATCTTGTAAGGCTCCGTTCATATCACTGACTGCGCCAGCTACACCATCTTTTACAGTCGCTTTCTTGTTGAACATCAAAGCAATAAACTCAGCGAGCTTAGCAGTCACGTTCTTCAAGACCATAGCAAATGAGTTCAAGACTGGCATGATAGCGTTGATAATCGGCAAGAATGCATTTCCTACGTTGAGTGCAGCATCCTTTAATAGCGATTTGAACAAGCTAATACGCCCATTGACTGACTGAGACAGGGTTGTGCCATACTTAGCAGTCGCTTGCTCTAGGATAGCCATGAGACGGATTTGTTGCTGGGTCTGATAGTCGAGTTGGTCCCAACTTTGGCCATTTGCAAAACGCTTGAATGCTTCTGTGGACTGAATCATGGCCACATTAACGTTGATTCCTAGGTCTTCAATCGCTTCCGTATTCCCTAGCAAACCAGAACGAATGCGCTCCATAACGTCTGTAATGCTGCGACCTGTACCCTCTGCGACTACTGCAGATGTCTGCAACATTTTAGCCGTATAAGCACTTAGCTTGTTCGAATCTTTGATAAAGCCAGAAAATAGGTTTGAATACACCGCCCCATATTTTGTTGCTTCACCAACGCCCATATTCATAGCGTTTGCGTTATCATTGACCCATTTTAAGAATGTCTGTGAGCTCTCGCCCATTTGACGCTTGATTTGGTTAATCGATGCCGTGACTTCAAGAGCCATCTGTGTTGAGTACATGCCGACATCAAGCATTTTTTTGCCAAGATAAGCAAAACCTGCAAATTTGGCTAGCTTGCCAAACACACCTAGCATAGATCCAGATTGTGCCTTGATTTTGTCGGTTGATGACTGTACTTTGTTAGAGGCATCTTTGACCTTGTTCTCGACTTCTTTCATCTTGTTTTTGAAAGGTGCGATTTCAGCGTCAATCATAACCTTGAGCTCGTCAAGAGTAACTCCCATCTATTCTCCTTTCGTTTTCAATTTTCGGTTGTGACTTTCAGCAAACATGCGCATGCGTTCCTGGTGCAATTTCAGTTCTTGCGCCAATCTCGCTTGTTCGACCTGCTCTCGTTCTTTCTCAAAAAGTTCAGGGGCATAATCCCATATTTCAAGTGGTTTGGCATCTTTTGAAAGCAACAAGGATACATTGTTTGCTATCATCTGCGAAAGTCTGTAAGATTCAATGATTTTTTCTTTTTGCTTTTGGATTGTGACACGATTGTAGCTTTCAATCATTTCTCTGATTTCAAGCACCGTTAAATCCCAAAAATCGAGGGGCTCCCCCCCAATGTCTAAAAACATCGGGTATAATCTCTCGACCATTTCTTTTACTGATGTAACTGCAGTCGATTCTAGTCGACTACTTCCATTTTGGTTTTGGATTTCTTGGGAGCTTTCTTGCTTGCTTTCTCCCGTGGCATAAAACCCGACACTTGAAGCATCGGCAAAATAACGTCTGCCATGAATGCCGCCTGGTCTCCACCGTTATCGACATAATCGTCGTAAAGGTCAGATACATCTTCAAACGAGATTCCATGCTCAAATTTTTGAAGTGCTCCATGGGTCAATAGCAACATGACTTTTAGAGGTGGTAAAGCAAAAGCCTCTCCCTCAGAGGGCATGAATACCTTGAGCAAATTTGCTCCGATTTTTTCTTCAACTTTGGTCGCTTGCAAGGATGTGAGGCGGAGTTTCAATTCCTTATCCTCACTAACTTTCCAAGTTGCGTATGGTAGAGCCATCCATTAACCTCCCAATCCGTCTGTAAATGCAAGTTCAGACTGCAAGGCAATCTTGAGGGTGAATTCGATAACAGAGTTCACTCCGCCACCGCCCAATTTAACGGACACTTGACCTTCAAATGTGACCTTAGTACCATCTGGATAGGTTTGCTCGAAGTAGAGCTTCTCCTTGTTGTCTGCAGCATTACGCAAGACACGATAAGGTGAAGTGGCAGTTGTGTTATCATAAGCGAACTTGTATTCAAGTTCCCCAGCGTCACCAATACCAAATTCGTATTTCTTAACCTTGTCTGCAAGAGTTGTATTCTCAACTTTTTCAGGTTCAATACCAAACTCTGGTACCTCTTTCAAACCTACAAGATTTTGGTAATCGCCTTTAGTTTTGCTAAAAGCAAGCTTAATTCCATTTGCTAACATGTTTTAATTCTCCATTCTGTATTGATAAACCAATTGTGAATTCAGGTCAACGATTCCTTCAAAGCGCATCAACTTGTGACGCAAATGCGACGGATCAGGCACGTCCTGACAGTCAGTTCTTCGCAATCCTAAAGATGCAAAGATTTCATTGATTTTGACCGCTAAATCGCTTGTGCTATCTTTGTCAAAGATATCCACTTTGTAGCGAATATGCGACTTCTTCTCTTGGTCATCGAACCATTCACCCGGTTTATTCTGTTCTTCCAAAAAAATAACGACTGGGACATTCTCCCAATCGTCTGGATAAGTATCGGTCACATTATCTGCGACCTTTTGCAATTCTTTGTAAATTAAAGGCTTGATGTTAATCATTTTATCTGTTCTCTTATCTTTCTACTAACGAATTTTGAAACGCTTCTTGAAACACGGTCATGGTTATCTTTCAAAGCAGGATACAAGTAAGGTTGTGCAGGCTGACCATACATCTTGTAAAATTCACCTCTTTTCGCAAAGTGGTAAGGTCCTACGTCGATTTGGTCTTCATGCACGTACCATGGACTAGACCGATAGGACACGCTTACTTCTGGCGATATGCCAGAGTGGTTCTCTTGCCCTTTTGGACCTGTACCAAGTTCAACATAAGCGCCATGGTCTGAGTTTGTAAAGACTTCGCTCGATATCTTGTTGCCGTTTATTTTCAGTCTAACTCTGATGCTATTTCTCAACTCACCCTCGTTCGCTGGTGCTCTGAGTTTGGCTTCGGCTTGTACGACTGTTTTAGCAGCATGCAAGAGCGCTTGTCCTACTATCTCGTTGCTCTTCGCACCGTATAACTTACGGCATTTAGCGATTAAGCTATCTGCTCCGATTAAACCTGACACGTTCCAACTCCAAAACTTGATGATGGCTGTATACTTTCTTTGAGATAACCCGATGCGTGACTTCTGTCTTACTTTCGATGCAAACACCATCTTTTACATTGATATCCGCATCCTTGCTCGCATTTGCGTTCAAGATATCGTTGATACGATCACCGTAAATTTCAGATTGTAGCTTGCTAGTCGCTGGCCACAACTCAAGTCGCACTTCTTCAACATCATCCGCATATCCCTCTTTAGCGACTCCCTCATTTGTCACGGATTTCTTGAACCGTTTGAGGTTGTAAGGCTTCAGTCTACTCTTTTTCAAAAACATGACCTGCCACCCTCGCTAATCGATGCATCCGAATACGCTGTAAAAGCCCCGTAGACAATCCGTTTTCACCATAAGTGACAGATATACCACCCTCGCTCCTGGATTGCTCTCCTTCGCTTCCCGAGCGATTGTAGAGCTCAATTACAAGTTCAGGTAGTAACCTGTTGAGTGCTGGTGTCAACTTCTCTCGGTTCGTTTCAGATAAAATGATATTTTCAGCCCTTAAAAGTAAAGACGAGAGGATTGTTTCGTCGCTCTCGCCCGTCAATTGTTTTAGTTTTTCAAGTTCCATAAGACCTCCTAGTCAAAAGGAGTCGTCTCGTCTCCTTGGATTTCGGTTTCATCAATGATCTCGACAACGTCTGCGATATCGACCGAGAACTCGCTCTTGAGATTGTGTGACAATTCGTTGAAACGCTCGTCTGTCATCTCAAAGACATCATTCTCATATCGTCTCACTTTCGCTTGCCAGTCATTGAAGGCTTGCTTAACTCTGACTTTCATAGGTCAGACCTTATTTCTTGATTTCAGCAAGCACGACTTTAGAATCATCCGAAACTGCCACTGTGTAAAACTCGTCAATTGAGATTTCAGTAGAACGTTTCAAAGACTTGCGGTCTACTTCGACGTTTGGATCACGTTTAAGATAGACTGTTAACGCTGGAGTGTCTTTTTCAGTTTCATCATCATGAGTGAGCTTGATGATTGGGCAAGTGTAGAATGCGCTAGTGGTATCAAGAGCAACTTTCTTAGTTGGAACGATGCGAGTGTTTGCGATTGAGCCAATTTCACCGGTCATTACAACTTGGTTTGGATATTTATCTGCTGAGATAAAGTTTGGATCTTTACGCAAAGTTGTGACTTGTTTTGGATTGACAAACATAACCTTTTCAGTATTGACTTCTTCTTCAAACAAATCAATAGCATCAACAATTACATCGTAGCTGATTGCTTTTGTTTTTGAGTCAAATTTACGAGTGTTTGTTTTCAAAAGGGCATCCATTGCATCATTATCGATTTTAGATGCGATTGAAAGCGCAAGTTGGTTCTCTGCGTTACCAACTGGATCACCATATCCTGATAGAACAGCTTCGTCTGTCAACTCAACAGCCTTCATAGCCTTCTTGATTGTAGCGGTCTTAGTAGATGTACCAAGGACTACAACGCCAGCTTCCACACCTTCGTTTACATCTTCAGCATCACCGATATATGTATAAGATGGAACTGTAATTGTGTTTCCTGGCACGCCTTCAAGCGTGCGGTCGATAGTTGCAAATGGAATTACTTGCAATTTCTTTGGTAGTTTAGCTGCAATCATATCTCCCATTACTTCGGGATTTACGAGATTTGCGATTTTAGTTTGTGCCATATGTTAAATTCTCCTTGTTAGTTAATTCAAAAATGAGTTATACAATTCAGGATTTGACTGCTTCAATGCAGCCTTTTCTGAATGGCTCATTTGGAAAAATTGGGCTCTTGAAAGCCCTGTGGATTGTTGTGGCGCAGTCTTAATAGGTGCGCTACCCTTCATGCGTTCGGATACGCCTTTCTGAACTGCATCCTCCCACGTTTTCTGAATACTTGCGACTGATTCAGTCACGGCTTCAGCGTTTGACAAATCAACCACGGATACTAATTCAACTGGTAAGCCACGTTCGCTTAGCATTGCTTTAGCTTCTGCGGTCAATTCCTTACGAGCAATAGCCTTTTCACGATCTGCTAGTTCTTGCTCACGCTGATCCAACTGATATTTCTGTTTTTCGTCAGCGTTCATTTTGGCAAGCTTTTTAGCTTCGTTTTCCTTAGCTTCTTGCTCGGCTTCCCATTTGGAACGCTCGGCAGATAGCATCTTACCGATTTCAGCACGAGTGAAAGTTCGTTCGTGCTTTTCTTCCTGCGCTGTATCAACATTTTCTTGAGTGTCGACAGTCTCAGTTGATTCAGTAGATACAGTTGCATTGATTTCTTCTGGCATAATTGTCCTCCAGCGATTACGTCGCCACTCGATAATCTCGTTTTACGTCCGGCGACGGAACAGTACAGCTTTTATTGTCATCGGTACAGTTTGGACAATATAAAAACCGTACGAGATTTCATACGGTTATGTTTCTATTAAGATGACGTCTCCGATTATGACGGAAACTCTTTTAACTTCTAACTCGCATTCGAGAAAGCAACAAGGATAGTCGCCCTCTAATCGTTTTCCGTTATGTTCAACAGTCACATAAGACTCTTTTTCTATCACTTTGCAAAGTTCTTTTGCTTTCATTATTAGACTCCTTACTTCAACTATTCAACTTATAGCAGTCTATTCCTGCCAGTCAAGATGTTGGATCACCTACTTTCTGTTTTTGAAACCTGTTAAAATCACAAGAATAGTCCCTGCAATTAAAACGAATAACCAAAAGAATACCAACCACCCAAAAGCGATCAGCACCCAATCCCATATAAACATGTTTTTACTCCTTTCTATGCATCTTCTTGAGGCTTAGCATTCTTTTCTACCCATTTTTTGAAATCATCAAACGTATCCATCTTTTTCAATAATAGATACTCCTCGACTTCTTCAATAGCTTTCTCGACAGAAGTGTCATGAAAGCAGTAACCGTTAAGCGATAAATCAAAAACTTTATTTTGGCCTTTCTTATCAACAATCCATAACTCCTCACCATGCCAGGCACTCTGTGGGTCGTAACATTTCTTAGATTGAATTTCAAGGTCATTATTTTCAATCAATTCTATCAACTTTTTGTACTTATTCATCAAATTCTCCTTCCCGAGCACGAAAAAAGCACTTAGATTTCTCTAGGTGCTTAATTAAATTGATTCTAGTTTTAATGTTTTGAGATATTCTGCCCATTCCTGGTCCAAATCCTCAACAGTTTTGTTCTTGTTTTTTTCATGGACAGCATTGAAATCAATGTTGTCATCTTCGCCTTCTGGCCAAGTGTAAATATCTTGTTTTGCCATATCATCCAATCCTTCCAAATTCAAATTCAAACACTTCAGAAAACATTTCAAGCGTTTTCTCCTGTGCCACACTTTCATTATATCCCAATTTCTTGAATTTATCAATTTGATTGACATATTTTTCCTGTGCACTACGCGGAATACGTTTGTTAGGTCTTGAATACCAATAAACACTTCCGTCGTGTCCTATGGTCAAACCATATTTCACAGTATTATTTTTGCTCCTTTGTTGCAGTGAAGCAAAGTCACTGAGCGATGGAGGATAGCCAGACGGATGATTGTGAATTGAAATAAGGCTTTGTTCTGGGCTATCTTTAAAAGCCTTTCTTACCTGTTCGTTATAAACTACACCTTTTTCTCTTTCGAGCTTTGTTTGATAACGCAACAACCCTTCCTGTATCTGCATTAAGCAAATAATAATCTTCAAATGGAGTTCCGTTTCTATGCTGCAACATCTGCCTTGAAACTCTTGCGATAGATTCGGATAAATGTGAAGTCTTTGGATGTTTTTTTAGTTTGTCAACAAATTCATCACTTCGGACATAGTCAAGGTCTGCTCCAAATTGGCCCCCACTTAACTCACGTTCTCGGGGCTTCTCAACATATTTACTATACCACTCATCGTAAGTCATATCAGCAGGCACATATTCGACTTTACCAGTCTCAGGGTTCCTTGCTCTGCGTTCTAGTTTGCTGTAGCCTGCGTCCTCGTCGTGCGCGATAGTCGTAGACCTGCACCATGGATGCAAAGGTGGATAATTGACACCAGGAACAGCCTTGTCCGTATCGTAGACCTTGTTGTCGTGTTCTTGGCAAATTTCAGACGTCCGTCTGTCCAATACTGCCACAAATTTGTACTTAGTGATTTCAGCATCTTCATAGCTGAGCAGTTCCATCTGATTATGGAAAAAGGCTGACTCAGTACGAATTAAACGCCTAGCTTTGTTTTGTCCGACATTAAATCGTTCTGCGATTGCTTGAGATGTATCTCTTACGCTCCGACCAGTCATGAGACTCACTAGGAGCTCATCTTTCACGCTTGAAGCGAGTGCTCCTGTGTTTTCCCATATCCTATCCGAATAGCCCTCTCCTGTCCATTTTAGCCCCCTCAAACGCTTGATTTCGGTTTCAGGGAGATTAGAGAAACTATAAGCTAGTCCCGTTTGCTGTTGCAGGTCAAATGTAGCCTTATAATAGCTATCTTTCATCAAGTCGCTATAAAAGGCATCTGAGCTTGTCTTCTCCGAATGGTAGATAGACTCACGCATGCGGTCTAGGTCGTCGTTTAGACGCTCTAGGCGCTTCATACGATAGGCATAAGCTGGACTATCCAAATCAGCAAGCAGTCGTTGAATATTCGGGTCATTTGGTCTAGCTTCAAGAACCTTGCGAAGTTCGTTTAAGTCCTTTTGGTCCTTCATATTCTTCAAGACATGACGAGCATCACGCTCGCTTAACCCATAATCACGCTGGAATTTATCAAAGACCTTGTTGATTTGCTTATCTAAATAGGCTTTGGATTGCTTGTAAATCTCATCAAACTTGTCGGCTTGTTTTTCAGCCTTGTCCATCTGCTCATAGATGAGATTAGCTTTCCTCTTGGTCCAGTAGTCCTTGTTCTTCATCTGCTACCTCTTCGTCTGGCTTCGTGTTAGCCTGGTTAAAGAATGGCACACGGTCCTTATTCTTTTCTTTCTCTTCCTCAAGACTTTCGAGTTCAGCGTCAGGATCTTCGACGAATGGCAAGAGTGAGATAAGCTGACGAAGTGAGACCTTACCTTCAAGATTATTGATAATCTGTGACAATTCAAGCAAGTTCTTAGGCAATCCACGGCTGAACTGAGGCACGATTGAATGTGCTTCAAGAGCGATCTGCTGCATGCCCAGATAATGAGCGAAGATAGCAATCCGTTGTCTAAGACCTCGCTTGTAGTTCGCTTCTTTCGTCTTAGTAATCATTTCAAGGCCCAGTAGCTTGAATTCCATAGCTACGCCCGAGCTATTGCCTGCGAAGTTCTTATCTGTCAAATTCGGCACATGGCTGAATGTGTAGATGTCTTCTTTCAAGGCTTTACGCAAGATTTCAGTTGCGTTCTCGTCCAAGGTGTTCTTCAAGAATTCAGCCCTTGCGCCATCCCCTTGCAGTTCCAAAAGTCCTTCTTCAGAAAGAATTTTCATAGCCTCTTTTGCATCTTCTGGATTATCAGCTAACTGTGCACCGTACAGAACAAGGATAGACTCTACTGCTTGCTCTTTGTCATTGACGCGGTTACCCATCAACGAGTTGTAAGCATCAATCAAGCTAATCTGTTGCTCGTAGTCGCCAATCGCAAAGTGATTGTTGCGATACTCAATGATTGGGATTTGTCCAAGATTATGAGGCTCTACTTGCTCATTCTGTGTCGTTCCCATGCTCGAATCACGCAGCACGATGTGGTAGTGCAAGTTTTGAGTAAAGACTTCCGCTTGATACTTAGTAGCATCCTTCGTGTCGTCTTTAATTTCATAGTAGTAGACCGCAAACAAGGCCTTGCGTTCGATACTATCATCGTAAACGATAAATACATTCTCAGGATCTACGCTAGTCGAATCAAGTTCAGTCAGCCCCTCTTTTGCATAGATGTACTCGTAAGCACGCCCATAGATAGCCATATTCAGAGCGTTCTGCGCATCTACCTGGTCGATTTCAGCACCATCAAACGCCACAAGCAAGGGCCCAAGGTCGCTATCGGCCGTATTGTTATACTTGATAGGATTACCCATGAAATAGCCCGTAGATGTGTCTGCAATGTCTTTAGCGTGATTTGCTACTGTTCTAAAATTCGGAGCGTTCTTGTTTCGTCGCTCATGTTTCAAGATAGCATGTTCGCCCAAGTAGTATTTCTTCAATTTCTGCAAATGACTGCGTTCTTGTGTGTGCTTGCGAATCAGCTTGTAGATCAGCTCTTTGCTCAATGCTGTTTCATCATATCCATCCCGTGGATAAGTTAAAATCTGATACATTTAATTCCTTTCTATAGACCGTACTGCGAACGTCTGCGGACGGTTGCTTTTGGTTGTGCATGTTGTGAGTAAATCGCATAACGCACAGCATCCAGTACGTCATCATTCTCTTTTACCGGCTCACCCGTCTTTTCATTCCAGATATACTGATAGACTTCATCTTTGAACTTGCTGACCTTATCTGAAACAAAAAAGCGCCCAGCCTTCATCAGCTTGGCGACTTCTTCAATTCCAGACAAGACTGACTTGTTAGCGTTAAAGGTTTTTAATTGTTCTCTCTGAAACCTAGCTACATGCTCAGGTCGTGCACTATCTGCCCAGAAAGTGATATTGCCATATCGTTCTTTGATATCCTTAGCGAGTCCTACCCAAAAGTCTATCTCTTTGTACTGGTAAGCGTGTTCTTCTAACAGATAAACCAAACCGTCAGACGTTTCTCCGATAACAACGATAGAGCCATAGTGCTCATATCCCCAGTCGACACCAGCGTATATCTTCGTGATATCCTTTGGCGTGTCTTCTACAAACATTTTCTCGCTAAAATCACGATAAACAACGCCTTCACCAGTCACCCAAAGACCAAGGATATCTCTATCGTAAAATACCCCAGCTGGCGTAGCATTCTTGATGTTCTCGCGGTATCTATCAGACATGAATGTATTATCGTCTAGCTTGAAGTGAAAGTCGATAATCATATCATCTCCAGAGTTGATATAATCCCGTCTGAGCCAGTGAGTCGGAATGTCTGGGTTGCTGTCCCAAACAATCCGTGCACCCTCTCCTGAGCAACGTGAGATGATTTCTTTGAACACTTGTTCATTGGCCAATGACGCCTCGTTCACATAGGCTCCAAAAGCTGTAAAACCACGAGCGCGTTTTAGTCCAGAAATCGAACCAGTGTAGACTTGAATAACCTTGACTCCGCAAAGAGTAAACGCTCCGTGTTTGTCATATTTTGGCTCAATATCAAACATGTTATAGAGTTCTTGGATAATATTGTTTTGGATCGATGTCGAAGATGTCCCAGCCAAAATATACATCGGTTCATCTATGCCTAATTTATCAGCAGTCTCTCTCACTCGCGCAATCTCGTTCATAAATACCATATTATTCAAAACAGTCTTACCTGAACGCTTTGCACCATGCAGACCACAAATAAAGAAATCATCGTTTAACACTCGTCTAAGGACTTGTTGTTGTTTTGGCGTGAACTTACTTGTCATTAAAAGCACCTCTCAAAGCCTTAGCAAATTCAACAAGTTTATCATCGTGTTCGTCATCCATGCCGATTTGAGATTTAAGTTTCTCAATTTCAAGCTCAAGTTTTTCAGCTTGCTTAGCAGTCGGATATCGTTTCAATATCTCGGCTACTGCTTTAATAACCGTGTTATTATCCGCTTTTTTCGTAACTCTATCCACCTCGCCAGTGACTGGGTTCATCATCAAGACTTCTTCAAGTCGCTTGCCTCTTGCGATGTCTGAAAGAATTGAAAGAGCCTCTTTGGCACTCAGAATATTCTCATCGTGCATCTTTTCGGTTTCTGTTTGTATAAACGTTTTAATGCTTGCATTTTCTAGCAATTTACTAGCAGTCGTTTTAGCATACGCTTCACTATAACCTGCGAATATTGCGGATTGATAGACATTACCAGTCTTCAAATACTCGCTCGCAAACATCTTTTGTCTTTGATTTAACCCAATGTCCATCACCTCCCATTTTTTACAAAAAAACAAAAAGCCACACGATTGTGTGACTTAATGTAAGACCTCTCTGCGAATAAAAATCGCAATTGGAACGACAGGAATCGAACCTGTGACATCTCAATTTCCTAAATAAAACTTAATCTGTCTACCATATATCCATTAACCAGCATGAGACTACTGCTTTTAACGAGTGACTTTTGATAACTTATAGTTTATTATCTTGTCCACAAATATTCCTACTTGTATCACTCATGCACGATTGGTTAGACCAATCACTCCTTACATCGCAAACTACTAAGCCATTTTTCAATTAACGAAGACCCCGCTAAAAGTCTAAGCTGCTTTACTCTTTGACTTTACTCTCATCCTTGCGAGACTTGAGTAGGCAATCTAATTGCCGAAGTACACTTTCATTTGCGACGGGCGATGACTTTTGCTTTTTTTGAGTTTTTTCTATTTTGAATAGCATTAAAATATAAAAATATAAAAATCATCTTTCATCTATCACAGACACGCATCGCCATGTGTTTCATTCTCTTTTGAAGAACAAAATGCACAGCGCCTGCTTGTTATCGATTGTTTTGCGGACAATCGACTCATCTTACATACTTTTGGGAGGCACCCAATTTTTGTAAGATATGGTATTAAGCTCTTGTTGCACCTCGAACAAAATACCTCTTTCCTCTTATGGACTCGTCTCACAGCCAAACTGCCACGTTTGCATTTCCTCAGCACCTTGCCGTTGGAATCTTTCTGCTTTAACTTCGTCCACCTATTCCAAAACTGAAATAGTTAAGATTAAATTGCTTAGATTGACCATTGCTGGCAGGATGTTTGATAGATTTAAAAACATCCTTTTCCTGAGTTACCACAGATTATCTAGGCTAAGCCCTAAAAATGCAAGACCTCTCACAGACTTTGCAGGAATCGAACCCGCGTTTACAGATTTGGAGTCTGTCGTGTTACCACTACACTAAAAATCTAAATAACGGCATCAGGGGTTGAACTAAATAATACAAAGAGGAAATCACTGACTTATCCATGATGCCGTTACGGAAAGTTAAAGGAGTCATCAAGTACTTGCCTTACTCGTTGACAATACCATAATATCACTTTAAAAATTCCAAAGAGTTCCATTAGTTCCATTTTTTAGAAATTTTTTTCAAAGCACTCTCTCTAGCCCGATGAATCGTTCCGCGCCCACAACGTAACTGAGCCTGAATTTGATTCCACGACAATCCATCAATATACAACAACCGCATGATGATATTTTCTACAGGGTCGTCCAATGACTCAATCACTTGCACCAGCTCATCCCGTTCCCGATAGAGTTCTTGGATTTCCTGATACAGTTGTTCTGATTTGTCAATAATCAGCACATTCAATTCCTCAGAGCGATTAGACGAGCTTTCTGACTTTGGCATGTTGTCAAACTGCTGTCCTCGCAAGATGCTTGATTTCAGACTAATGATTTCCTGGTGCTTCGACTTCGCTTTGATATCGATATACTGCAAAGCTTTTAATCGTTGTTTGATATTGATCGTCAATCGCCTACCTCCAAAAGCTCTGAATTTTCGTAGTTTACATCTAAAAAATTGCCTAACCAGTTCATCACTTCAAGGCTAGGTAACTTATCTTTCTTTCTGTTGGTGCAGTAGTTCGCTACAACCAAATCTAAAAAACTTCTGCTACTGTTAAAATTTGGATGTGCTAAAATATGCTTTTTCAATCGCTCTGCAATTGACGTATTCGGAACATAGACCAATTGTTTTCTTATATGATTATAAAATCTTTTCGCATCACTCATTTCATCAAACCTTTCAACTGTTTTCTGATAAGACCGATTTTAGGAAAATCTGCAATTGCTTTATTACCATTTATGACAATAAACTTTCTCAACATTTTAGGGTTTTGGTGTGTCAGTTCTAATGCCTGGTTAAAATTCAACTTTCTGATTTGGCCCATATAATGACCAGAACAAAATTCAAAATTATTGATAAAACATTGCTTGATAAGTTCATCTGTCCATGATTTTTTTATTTCGTATTTGACTCCTAAAAAATCAAGCTCCTCTTTCACCTTTTGTAAAAGTGGATTTTTAGCATTTGTGTTAATAATAATCATAAATACTCCTTGTTTTCGTAGATATTGCTGACGATTTCAAAACTTTCGTCACTTGAAAAATTAGACATATAATCTATAACCCACCTATCGTCGTGTGGTTTTAATCGATAGCTTCCTTCCTTGATATCGTAAAAAACAGTATATAGACTATCGGAAAATTGAACGATATCCCCCTCGAAAATCTCCTTGCCATTCTTGTCTCTGAGCCCTGTTGACTGCATGAGGATAACTTCTCTGAAATGTCGCCAATACAGTCCTCCGTTATCACGCAGCTGAACACCTTCGGTATCAAAGTAAATTCTATCAACTACAGATATCCTCTTCCTGAGTTTATCCCACGCTCTAAATTTCGGAGTCATCTTGCACCTCCTATGAAATTATTAACAATATTTTGCTGTTCAGTATCGATTATTTTATTTCTATAATTCAATATCGGAGCCATAACATCATTTGTCAATGCAAGCTTCAAAATGATTTCATTTATTTCCAAAAATCTTTTACCGTCGATTTTGATTTTGATGTCATAACCGTTAGCGATATATTCAAGGTCATCTTTAGACAGGGAGATTTCAAATTTACTCATTCTTCCAACTCCTTTATTCTCTTCTTCCAGTTTTTCACTTTCTTTTTAAGCAAGTCTCTTTCCTCAGATCTGCTAAAAGCAAGCGATTTGACACACGGATCAGATAGTTCAACTATCCTTGCTTCCGTCTGCTCGATTGTCCGTTTCAGTCCGTCAATGACTGTCTGTTTGCTGTATTCCATGTTTTATCCCGCTTGTTTTTCTAGCCAGCTGAAGAGCAGGCCAAACTGCTCCGTCACCAGCTCATCATCGTTGTATTGTTTACAAATTTCTCCAATTGACGACACTGCCCATAGCCAATAAGCATCTGAACCAAAACCGACTTCTTGGCTCTTCTGATTGCTGCGCGCCATCCATTCCGGAATGACTCTGCTAAAGAAATCTATATAGTCAATCTTCATGGCAATTCCTCAATCTTGATATAGATTCCGACTGTGTCTGCCCAAAACTTTTCGACAATCTCGCTAGCCACTTGGGCATCATCTTTCCAGTAGCCGAGCTTTGTCATGCAATCCTTGAGCAATTTCTGCAGATTATCTGTATCTGGCTTCGTGGTCTTGTACTGGCCGTCGTAGCTTTTTTTGATACGAGGGAAACACCACTTGACCGTCAGTCGAATTGCTCCTTTAAATTTATCAGGAGGCACATGCTGGGCAAGCAAGCTCTCAAATTTCGCCCTGGCATTTTTCAGATCCTCTGGCTCATAAAAGATTGGCTTACCAAATCTCACGTTTACCTTTTTTTGCTGGTGAGTCGTAGTCGGAATTTTTTGCATAGGTAAAAAGAATTCAATAGACATTTTTATAAATGTACTCCTTTTCTTTTTTAAATTTCGCTTTTAGTCCATGGACCTTGTATATGACAGGGTGCGTTTTAAGCAACCCTGTCTATACAGGTATGGACATGATGGACGACAGGACATTATCTATATATATAATATATAGTTGTCTGTCGCACGACACTACCGTATTTTATGGTTCTGTCGCGACAACGACACTACCGTATTTTTATAGTGCTGTCGCTATTAGGACACGACAGGAATTTTACGGTTCTGTCGCTGATTTTATTACAGGGATAATATTGCCTGTATTTTTATCTATTTGGTATTTTTTAGATGTTTTTATTCGTCTTTCGACAGTCCTAACTGTTATACCTAAATAATCGGCCACATCCTCTTTTGATGGTGGTTCACCGTAATTTGCTTTTTCGATAGCTTCGTCAAACTCTATCAGCTTTTGCTTTTTATCTTCCTTCGCATTCTTTTTGCGAGTTTCTTTAGCTCTTTGCCAGCTCGGTTTATCATCGTCCAGCTTAATATCCGCAAGCACGCCTGTTTCATCAAGTGCATGTACTGGATAACTGAACCACATGTTCACTGGCTTGAATTTAGCAAACTCTCGAAGCGTGCCCTCGACACGCCACGCAGTCGCTATTTGGATTTGCTTGCGTACTTCTTCGAGCTTATCCACGAATGGAGCCCGTGCCATGACATCAGGAATGCCTTTCTCGAAATGTGTCCGCATCTGCGCAGGGCTCAAGAGGTCATCTAAGCCGACATTTTGCTGGTAATAGGCTTTGTTTCGCTCTTGCAAGGCCTGCTTGTATACTTCGCACGCTGCCTGATTCAATCTTTGAGTGAGCAATTCTTCTGACACTTCCAGCTCTACTAAGTCGATAAGTGCGTCAGGGTCCCGAGCAAATACACCCGAACCACTAGCGCGGTCCATGGACTTCTTGCCACCTTGAGACCCTTTTGAGTGGTGGTGACAGTAGATAACACTAGAGCCTAGCTCTGTGGCCACTTTATCAAATTGATTGGTAAAGTGTGCCATCTGGTCTGCGCTATTCTCGTCACCCGTCAGGACTTTATAGATTGGGTCGATGATGACTGCGATATAATTCTTTTTCAAAGCTCGACGAATGAGTTTAGGCGCTAACTTGTCCATTGGTACAGTTTTTCCACGGAGATTCCAGATATCAATGTTACTGATGTTCTGTGGTGGCAATCCCATAGCCTGATAGACATCACGGAAACGATGCAAGGCAGACGGTCTGTCTAGCTCCAAATTAACATAAAGGACACGCCCCTGTGTACAATCCCAACCAAGCCATTTTTTACCTTCTGCAATTGCTATAGACATCTCTATCAGTGCAAATGACTTACCAGCTTTTGAAGGCCCAGCAATCAGCATTTTGTGTCCTTGGCGAAGGACTCCTTTAATCAATTCAGGAGCCAATTCTGGCAAGTTATCCCAGCTGTCGGCCAATCCTTCAGGATCCGGCAGGTCATCGTTTAAATCTTCGATGTATTGGTACCACTCGTCCCAATCAGCTTTACCAATGTTGGTATCTACTAGAAATTGCTTCTGGCCATTTCGGACGAAACCTGGCATGCGCGAAAGTCTACTTGGATTTTTATTTTGAGTATCAACTATAATTCCGTTCTTCTGACAGATTTTATAAAGATAATCAACCCGGTTCCGATACTCTTCATAATTCTTAGCATCTACTTTGACGATGGCATGCAATGACTTGTTCCCACTGTGTACTAAGGCTGCAATTGGCAATTCAAGTTCTTTGTAGATGGCGTTTTGTTTATCGATCGGCATACTGTCGGATTCGACCAGAGCATATCTGAAATCCGTCACGTTTTCATTTTTTGCTCCTTTTCCATCCATGGGATTGAAACGAATCCATGCACCAGCTTCTTCGTGATAGTCACCAAGGACTGCACCAATATCTCCATTACATTCTTGTAAGAGCTGAATCAACTCACCAGCTGTACGGTCGTAAGCTCCCTTTGTTGGCAACCATTTAACAATCTCGCCAGTTTCGGCGTCAGTCTTGGGGTAGCACTTGGTTACATAACCGACATTTTCGCCAGCTTCAAAAAGTGTTTCAAGGTATTTGATGATTTCTTGCACCGGATTCCAAATAGTCGGCTCGTGGATTTCCTTTCCTTCAATCCAGTCCTTATCAATGACACGATAATCACGGTCTATTGTATCAGTCCAGCCTAACTCATGCGCATTCTCACTATCATAGCTAGACTGCGACACCCAACCGTTTTCTTTTGCAAGTTGGGTAATAGTCGCACCCGTCACGATAGTTCCTGCTTCCTCGTTGAAGGTATCCCATTTCTTGAAACACTCGAATTTTTTGTACCGGCTATCATTTTGCGACCAGTTGTCCCAATCGGATGCCGTATACCCCTCGTGTTTCAAGGCCATGCCCACATTTATCCATGTCTGGTAGTCTACCGTGGCAGGATTGATATAATCCAGCAACGGCAATAAGTTAAAATCATTCTCTGCCACTGTTTTCTCCTTTCATTCCAATTCCCTTGCGATAGCAGCAATCACATTGACTGTCACGCTATTTCCTGCTTGCTTGTATAGTTGACTATTAGAGTTTACCTCTTGCGCCTTGTCAAAAGCCCAGTCAGGAAAACCTTGTAACCTCCAGCACTCACGAGGTGTTAGTTTGCGTACTCTGCCGTCGATAAGAATTTTCGGTTCTCTTTGACCTCCCTGCATTGTGTTTAAACAGGGTGCTAACCCATCTGGACTGTAAATTCTCCCGCATTGAGGGTTTCCGCCAAAACTTCCAGTTTTCTTGATATTTCCTAGTTGGATAATTGATTTATCTGATCTTGTTTCAATGATAGGAAAAACGTTTCTGGTACGTCCTTCTCTAAAATGTCCGATAATATAGACCCGTTCTCTATTTTGGGGTACTCCAAAATCTTTGCTGTTAAGCACTTGCCATTCGACATCATACCCCAAGTTTTCCAATGCTCCGATGATTGTCTCGAAGGTATACCCTTTATTGTGGCTAATAAGCCCCTTGACGTTTTCAAGGAAAAGTAGTTTAGGTTTGAGAACCGAAGCGAACCTTGCGATTTCAAAGAAGAGAGTTCCGTTTGTATCTTCAAAACCTCGTCTTGCACCAGCAACGCTGAAAGGCTGACACGGAAATCCTGCGCAGATAACATCAACTTGTCCGATTGCTTTGATTTCTTTCTTCGTGATTCCTGTTGCATCATGTAGTTCTATTTCTCCTTTCGTATCGTGTATAGCTTTGTAGCTAGCTCTTGCAAATTTGTCTATTTCGCAAAATCCTATACATTCATGGCCAGCGGACTCCATACCAAGACGAAAGCCACCGATACCTGCAAACAGATCTAGAAATTTCATACATCACCCCGGCACATATTCAGCTGGTCGCACGCCTGCTGGTAATCGCCAGCCGTTCGCTGCGATACGATCAATCATTTTTCTCGCATGGTCAAATTGCCACATGCCGACATCTTTGAAACCACGACCTTCCAAAAATCGAATCTGCTTTGGTGTGGTCAAGCCTTCAGATTGGCGTTTGTGCAATCTGTCTAAATATAAAGCAGCCTTTCCAGCATTCCCGATTTCATCAGGAAGTATGCCGTATTTCTCAAGTGCTTTAATTTGCTTATCACTAGCAGGCGCCATTTCCCATCCGAAATTGGGCACATAGTTTGACAAATCTTCAGCATGGATAGACATTTCAAATTGCAATGGATCTACTAATTTTCGTTTACGCTTGCGCATTTCTGCGAGTTGCTTGGCCAATGCTTCTTCGCGTTGAGCGACTACGTCTTCCGCTGCCTTCACTTCCATATCTTCAAGGTCAAGCATTACACCAGTTTGCTCTTCCATGTTCTCAACCATTTTTTGGGCAACTTCTGGAGTCTCGCAGATCAAGTGTGCTGGCCGGCATAGCTCGTGGCGTTCGGTGTGCCAGAGGAAGTCTAGCAAAAGCAGTTCTTCTTTCCCTGGATGTAAGCGAGTACCACGCCCTACCATCTGGCTATACAGCGCTCGCACTTTGGTAGGCCTTAGTACAACTACGCAATCTACTGATGGGCAATCCCAGCCTTCAGTCAATAACATGGAATTACAAAGCACATTGTAACGGTCATTCTCAAAGTCTTCTAAGACTTCTGCACGATCTTTAGACTCTCCATTGACTTCAGCAGCGCGAAAACCTTTTGCGTTTAGGATGTCGCGAAACTTCTGCGAAGTTTTTACCAAGGGTAAGAATACAACTGTCTTGCGGTCTGCACATTGCTTGGCCATTTCATCTGCTATCTGTTCCAGATATGGATCCAGTGCCGTTCCGACATCGCTCGCTTTGAAATCACCAGCTGACATACTGACGTTTGTTAAATCCAAGCTGAGCGGTATTGTCAAGGCCTTAATTTTAGATAGATACCCTTCCTGGATAGCTTGAACTAGCGAATACTCATAAGCTAAGCTGTCGAAGTAAGAACCAAGGTTCTTCATATCTCCGCGGTCAGGCGTTGCAGTTACTCCCAATACATTCGATTGTTCAAAATAACCAAGGACACGTTGATAACCGTCTGAAATAGCGTGATGAGCTTCGTCAACCACAATCGTATCGAACCAGTCAGGAGGAAATTGACTAAGTCGCTTCTCTCTCTGCATCGTCTGAACAGAACCAACTACAACACGATACCATGAACCGATAGAGGTATTCTCAGCTTTTTCTAAGGCCGTGCCGAGTCCTGTCGCAGTCTTGAGCTTGTCGCTAGCCTGCTCTAAAAGCTCTGACCTATGAGCAAGGACAAGCACACGCTTGCCCTCTTTCACTTGGTCTTCAATGATTTTGGAGAAGACGATTGTCTTTCCACATCCTGTAGGCAATACTAAGAGCGTGCGCTTGCGACCTTTAGCCCATTCAGCTTGAACAGCTTCCCGTGCTTCCTGTTGATAAGGTCTTAATTGCATCCCTTACCTCCTAGAATTGCCCAGCTTGGTATCCAGCTTGTCCTTGTGGTTGTTGGTAGCTTGCTTGTGTAACTTGTCCTGGTTGTTGGTTCAACACTTTTGTATAATCCACGTCTTCAGGGTAGAGCATGGATTTGACTTCGTTGTAATTGTTGTTATTGTATTGTCGGGTTCCGACTTTACATACTCCACTTGCACCGATGATAGTATTCCAGTTCATGCGAAGCGGTTCGCCCTTTTTCTTTTGGCCAATTGCAGCAAAGAAAGCAGATAGCATTCCTTCGGTTGAGCTATGTAAGAATAGATTGTGGCGCAGTTCTGTTTCACCTTCGTTTGCCACGATTTTGAGGCTGACGATAGCCTTATTACACGCTGGTAGTTTCCCTGGATTTTGCGGATTCGGCGTGTGGCGTGTACGTTCCATGCCAACGACTGTAAAATGGTACAAGCCGTCAGGCAAGAGGACGAAATCCGAGTCTTTTTCGATCGTATCTTCCCAACCAATTTCGTGATCAAAGTTGTTGTATTGTTGTGTCATGTTGATTTCTCCTTTAAGCTAAAATAGTAATTTTTTTGTTGCTAGCAAGTTCATTTTTTAAATAATTTGCGATGCTTTCGACGGCTTCTAATTTCCATTTACCCCCATCTGCTTCAAAGAGCGCAAGGTTCGCCAATTTGTTGATGCGGAAGACGAATTGACTAGTAGGCTGCTCTACTTCGTTGAAAGTACGATATGGTCGCAAGGTTACTGGATTTGGAGTCTTAGCTTGTGCTAAGCTTGCCACACCATCGCGAACTGTAGCCATTTGACTGATGCCATTGTCCTGTACTTCTGCACCTTTTTCGATTTTCAAATGGCTAGTAAAATCCAAAACCAAATTACGGTCTGCATCATTGATAAACATAGACTGCAGCATAATGTTGAATTCTTCCTGGTCACGCCAATTGCTGAATGGAATAACTGGGACAGATGCTCTTACAGAAACAAGTTGAGGACGTTTACCATTTTCAAAATCAACTTGATCATATACAGATACTTTTTGACAACTGTCCACGACAACTACAAGTTTACGATCACTGATGAAATCGTTATCTGACTTGAGATAGTCAACTAGACTTTTGAGTGTCTGAAGCTCAAGGATAGGTGCGTACTTACGAGGATTAAGTTCCTGTAAGTCATATTCATTGCTGTCAAAATATTCCTTCCCAGTTTCTGAACGAATGATTTTGTTTTCTTTACCCGCTAGTTCGACTGTGTAAGATAATGCTTCTTTGAGATTTTCTGTCATAGTTAGTTACCTGCTTTCTTTTGATTGTAGTCAATGATTTTAGATTTTTCCTGTTGTTCCACTTTTTCGATGAGATCACCAGTATCGGTACGCATATCTCCGTTGTCATCAAAGTAAGTCTGACCAGGTATGCCGCTTTTGAGTTCGTTCGCGTGAATTTTACCAGTGTCATCACGACCGACAATAACAGTTGTTGCGACACCTTTCTGCGGTGCTAAAGTAGATTTGACTTCCATACCTGTCTTAACGACTGTACGCTCATCATCTGTTGACATCGTTAGTGTGATAGTAACCTTGCGGGTTGCTTTGGCTTCTGTATTGAGATCCAGAATATTCTCAAGGACTTTTTCAAGTTCTTTGTCAACCTTTTCTTGTAAGGCTGTATTTGCAATTTTTGACAAATCAATTTTAATAGTTTTATCTTTCATAGATACTCCTTATTATATTTTGCTATGATTTCTAATTCCCAAAACTTACACGGTAAAGGGCAATTCAGGGTCTGCTCGCACTTGGTTTTGAATAACTTCCATAGTTGCCTGCCAATGTGCCACAATCATATCCCAATAATCAGGCGGAAAGTTTTCGATCGGAGTTCCTAGCGGGAAGTGACCGCGGATGTAAGCGACTTTTTGGAGCTCTTCTTCCGTCACCTTGTCCTGAGACATGAGATCTGTCAAACTCTTTGGCAAACTTACATGATATTGTGCAGGAGTTGTCTGTGGCGTGCTAGGAGCTTCATTTTGAGGTTGTTTAGCAACCTGCGACATATCGAGAGGCAATTCTTCTTGAACTTGCTCGGGGGCTTGCTGGACAGTCTGCTGAGGTTGTGGAGAGACTGCTTGCGGTTGTGGCGCAGGCGCTTGTACTTGTTGATTCGCAAAGATATGAGCAATCCCTGTGTAATGGAACGGCAATTCATCAGGCAGCCCATGACGGTTCTTGGCATCCCAAGCTGGTCGATGGTTAGTGTACATCACGCGCTCGCCACCTTGCGCCTTCTTCTTACCGTTGTCTGTCGTCATGACCAAGGTCTTGTAATTGGCAAATAGAACCATGTCTGCCCATTCTTTTACAAGGGGCGCGGTCTTAGACCCTGTCTTTTGACCGAGCTTCAACTCGTACCGATCATAAGAACCCATCTCGTCTGGTTGTTCAAATTTCTTGATTTGAGCGTGCGCAGTCAATACTACGTTGATCCCCATATCAACTAAATCGGATAAACTGTTTAGGAAACGCCCCATTTCTTCTTGGACATAGGTATACCCCTTGCCCCAGCCGAAATCTTCAATCCCTTGCTTACCATGTTGCGAACAGATGTAATTAACTGCCAAAGCTTCTGCCCAGTCAATTGTGTCAATGACGAGTGTCCCGCACTCTGTCGGATTCGCCTTAATAAAAGCAATCTCATTGATGAGCATGGTCCAGCTGGTCGGCTTGTCTAACCGCGCCACGTCCATATTGTCGGTTGATCCTTCCGTATCGATGAAGACAGCATTTGGAAATTCAGCAGCAAACGTAGACTTCCCAATTCCTTCAGGACCGTAGATAACTACCTTTTGAGCTCGTGCCCGTTTTCCTCTAGTGATTTGCATATTTAGTCATCCTCCAGTCCATTCACCAACATATCAAGAAACTTTTTGAGCGACTCAGATTTTGAATTCTCGGTCTTATCTGTTAAATCTTCCGGTTCTTCACCGTCAAGTGTTTTAAGTTCATACGTTGCAGTCACTTCGAGCAATTCACAATCTAACGCATTTGCTAGTTTTGTAAAATCTTCAATTTGTTTTTTTGTAGCTTTAACCTCATTTTTAGCAGCTCGCTTTAGTTCTTCTGTATAATATACTGAATAAGCAAGAGTTTGTTCTTTGCTTTTGTATTTCAATAAAAAGTCGCCTGTTTTTTTGTTACGAAATACGATAAAAGTTTCTGTTTTTTTCATGATTGTTCTCCTTTAGTTTTTAAAATCCACCTTGCCATGTAGCCGATGCTGCAGCGTTTGCTGTCCCACTTATTAAACCGTTTTGAGCAGCAGAAACAAATTTTTTCGGCTTCACGCTATACCCGTCCTCAATCAGAATGCTACATTCGTCTCCTGTCGATACCCGTGTCGCGATTGCTTGCAAACCTTCTTGTTCGAGCCATGCGCCGAATTCTTGCAAAGTCAACTGATCCATTTGCTCCAACTTATCAATTAGTACGAATCCACATTCTGGTTTCAATTTGCGCACAATAGCAGTCGCAACTTGCAGTTGCTGGCTACCAGACATATTATCCCAGCGCTGGCCAAGATAGAGTAATTCGCCATCATCCACGGACAAGCCAGGTAACGGCAAGTCTGCATTCGTAAGCAAGTCTGTCTTCTGCTTGCGGATATCATCGATCACATTGTCCAGTTCCTTGTATTGCTCGCGATAACCCTTAGCATCTTCTTCGGCTTTATCTTTGTCCAGATTAGCTCGAACTTTACGATTGATTTCGTCAATCTCTGCAATGTTCTGTTCGATTTCTTCAGTTGATTCATCGAGAAGGTCCATGGCATCTGTATTCGCGATAGCCAAGTCTTGAGCTAACTGACTTTCTTTTTCTTTGGCATCGGCCAGCAATTGCTCCAGACGTTCAACTTCTGCAGTTGCTGAAGCATGTTGATTTTGGATAACTGCCAAGTTCTGGCGCTTGCGGGCGTTCTCGCCATTCTTGGCAAGGATAGCTTGTTGTTGTTGGATAAGTTCAGAGATAGAAACTAGCTCTTTCGGTGCATCTGGATAGTACGGCTGTTCTTTAGCGAACTTCTCCTTTTGGTCAGCAATCACACCGATTGCATGGCGTTCGTCATACTTGGCCTTTTCCTGCATTTCCAACTCAGCAAGTTGCGGACCAACTCCGATGATTTGCAGCAAGGTCTTAGCTTTTTCTTTGCTGGTCTGCTCCATGAATTTTGGCAAGTTGATGGCCAGCTCTTCCACAAAGCTATCAAGTAGATTTTGACCAGCCTTGTTACCACTAGGGTCAATGACCTTGAGAGTGCTATTCTTACCACTACGCTCCACAATCAAGCCGTTTGATAGCGTGATTTTAAGGCTAGGCGGGATTGTACTACCTTCTCTCTGCGCTTGGCTAGGTTTGTATTTGTTGCCACCCAGTGCCCAAGCAATCGCGTCCAGCACGCTTGTTTTCCCTTGGTTATTATTTCCACCGACGATGGTCAGACCAGTTGCAGAAGGCTCTAGTTTAACCGCCTTCACGCGCTTGACGTTTTCGATTTCTAGTTTATTGATTGTTACCATTTTAAACTCCTTCTTCTACACCTTTTGCAAGTCCTTCCGGTGGCTCCACATCATATGTAAATTGCTTATCTGAATTTCTCAAGTTCATGCGCGCGACATTGTTAGTTATTCGCTGACGCTCTTTTTGTTTCATTTCAGCGTGGTCATCCAGCGTATTTACTAGGGACCACAACCCGATTCCTATAATTATTACAAAGTAAATGTATTCCATCATTTTGCATTCTCCTTCTCCTTGTAGATTGCTACGATTTTTTCAAGATCAGCAATACGCTGATTAGCATTTTGAAGTTTTTCTTGTGTTTCAATCAGTAATTGATTGAGATCCAGAGCGACCACTCTCCAGTCCAGATTGGTTTCTTCGATCTCTTCCGAAAAGTAGTTTTTAATTCTTGCTAGTAGGTTCATCCGACTGACCTCATTTTCTTGCTTTTCACCATTTCTTTTTTCCAAGCTTGAGTCCCACGATATTGCAGATATTCGTCAAAACCTTTAATAGTTACAAGTTGACCATCATTCCTAAGATGCTTCTGTTGGCTAGGTAGCTTCTTCATCTCGCGTCTCATGTCTCCCGCTTGTCGCTTTGAGCATCCAAAGATGTGCTCTAATTCTTCATCATTAGCAGAGACTTTTTCGATGATCACATCTTTAATTCTTACAATTTCAACTGCTTCCATTTTTGCTCCTTTCGTGTTATAATTCAGTTAGTTATTTTGATTAGCGCTTGACATTGTTAGGTGCTTTTTTGTTTATAAATTTGAAATTCTAATAAGAATTTCTTCCAATTCTTCTTTGCCATTAATGTATCCAATCACGTCATCGGTTATTCCTGACTCATAATCCAAGTCCCACAAACCTGTTTTCTTGTTGTGTTTGACGACTGCCAATTCAAGCCCGTAAGAATACTTGTTGTGAATTACACTGGCACCATAACCATTAGCAAAATGATATTCATGTCTTGGATACTTTAAATGGCTATCTGAATGAGTAGTAAATTCTTCGCATTCAATTTCGATTTTAGGTAAATTGTATTGTTCCATACTTTATTAACCTCCCATTTGTTTCTTTTACTTCTCGATAACCCTCTGAAGTTGTTTCTTATTGACAAAACCCACTGATAAGTTCTTAACGCTTATACTTTCTGCGCTCATTGTTAATTTTCGTTTTATCCTGCTATACGGATACCGTTTTGGTCTCATTTCATTCCTCATACTCTCCTTTTTTAAAAAATTACCTAAAAAGTTACCGAATTTTGAAATCTTCAATCACACGAGCAATGAACTGATTTGCTTGTGGATTTTTTAGCTTACCATTCAGAATATTCGTCACATCCTGACGAGCCATGCTATACTGTACCGCTAGCGTCGCCATCGTCAAATTGTGTTCTTTCAGATAATCTCTGATTTTTTGACGTCCACCATCCATATTTGGCATATTTCTCTCCTTTCTTTTTTCTCTTCTCGTTCTCTGCTTCAATTGTTAAAGTCGAAGCTGTATAATTTTTACACATGGCTATTCAAGGCGCGCTTCGTGATTTCGGCTTGGATAGCTTTTGTCATCGCTAAGCCATGCTCTGAAAAACTAGTGTTTTTCGAAACTAGCAAAATTGCTTGCGAGTATGTCTCAGATTGTTGAATAGCTTCATCAGCGACCTTCTCAACAAAACTTTGAATATCGTTTTTTAGATTCTCTAAAGATATGGAGACGCTTCTTTTTTCGACATTCATCTTCCTCCTTTCTTTGAAAAGTAAGAAAATGAGTTAGTAAATTATTTTATAAAATACTTGACAATTTTTACACTAGGGTGTAAAATGAAAGCATAATTAAAAACCTTGATAAAACATTATATCTATCAATTTTCTTGCTCGCCAAAGCTTTTATTTTTAGATAAGTTTTAACTTCGTTTTTTACTAACTCATTAACTTACAAAAACTATTTTACACTTTAGTATTATTTTTGTCAATAGAAAATAACACTTTTTTATAAAATATTTTTTGTCATGTCTTAGAAAAGGTGATATGACAATGTTTTCCACACTTGAAAAAATTAAGGAACTTGCTCTAAAACGAGGAATAAGCCTTCAAAAAGTTGCCGAAGATTTAGGCTATAGTATAAATTACCTCTATACTCTGAAAGAAAAAACTCCTAAATCAGACCGCCTTCAAGAAATCGCCGACTACTTCAACGTATCCACCGACTATCTGCTCGGACGTACGGATAATCCTGCAATTGCAAAGGATACCGTCACAAAAACAGAAATAGACCTCAAAAAGGACGCAGCAGAAAGCTTCTTTTACGATGGACACGAACTCAACGACGAGGATTTAGACCTCATCTCCTCACTACTAGAAGCTCGTATGAGAAATAGAAAGTAATACTTGCCTATGACAACACCCGAACAAGTCTGTTCTGAACAAGGTATCGATCTAGTTTATTTTGATGGTAGAGGTTCCCACAATAAAGGACTTTACAACCAACCCCGAAATCTCATAGCGGTAGACACTTACCTAGATGATATTGAGAAAAAGAAAGTCATCTATCACGAGATAGGACACAAAGAGCACGATCCAGAACAGTACAAACGAAGACGAGAAGAATACGAACTCCAAGCAGATAGGAACATGATACACTACCTGCTAAAAGAAGAACTTGAAACGATGGATGACTTCACTAATTTCAACTACCTTCATTTCATGGAGAAATACAACCTCAAAACCATGACAAATGAAATCATGGTCAAGGAAGAATATTTAGCATTGTTGAATTAAAAATGAAAGGGATATAAAATGGCTAAAATTATCAAAGTAACTGGTGCGGAGATCACAATCGCACACAATGAAGAGTATCTAAAATTAAACCCATCTGAGTTGAATTTTGTTCCACAATTAGGAGATAAGGTTGAAGTTCACAAGATCGATGGAGAAATCATTGTCATGAAAAAAGACAGTGAGAAAGATGATAAAATTAACATTAGTATTGTGAATGAAAATAATGCTGTTCAAAATCAGTCGCAAGTTGTTAATACCCAACAACCTACATACGGATTGCACTATGTAAACAAATGGTTATATATCCTATTAGCTATATTCTTCGGTGGATTCGGCGCGCATCATTTTTACGCTGGGTATAATGGTAAGGGAATCTTTCATCTGATTTTACTTATTACTGGTATATCTGTTTTTCTTGGCTTATTTCAAGGGATCATTGCTTTGTTCAAAACACCAGATGCAAATGGGAAAATTGCGGTTTAATAAAAAACCAGTTGTTTCCAAAATGGAAATAGTTCAAACAAAAAATCCCCACACTCGCAAAGTTTGGCGACTCTGAGTGTGAGGAAAGCATGTATAAGAAATAACCATTAAAAAGGTCGTTTTCTTATACCCATTTTATCAAAAAAGTGAGGTAAAATCAATGTGGATGGAAGAATTGCCAAACGGCAAATATAAATTTTTTGAGCGATACAAAGATCCATATACTGAGAAATTAAAAAAAGTTTCAGTGACCATGGAGAAGAAAACACCTCAAGCACGAAATCAAGCTGCCATCTTACTGCAGGAGAAGATAAATCAAAAATTAGGAGAAAAACAACATTCTGTTTCTAATATAACTTTTGAAAAACTATATGAGGAATTTGAGGAAAATTGGAAACATGGTGTTAAAAATTCAACAGTCTATGCTTCAAAAAATGTAAAAAAAGAGATTTTAAAGCAGATAGAGGGCGACTATCTAGTTAGAAATATTGATAGACGTTTATTACAAAAAGTGATAGATCAGCTATTACAAGATGGGAGATCTCATAACTATGTTTCTAAAATCAAGTTCAAGCTCAATCAGATAATGAAATTCGCTGTCAGAATGAATTACATCGATACAAATGAAATGCTATTTGTTGAAATGCCTAGAAAGGTAATTACAACTGATGATCTTAGAAAGAAAAATACAAAATATCTAGATCAGAAAGAGTTTAAGTTGTTCATCCAAAATTTAAAAGAAGAGGCCCTTTGTGATTATCGAATCACAAAGTATATCCGAATAGCTAAAGTTCTTTTTCTTACTGGCATGCGATATGGAGAGCTTGCAGCCTTAAATTACAAGGAGGATATAGATTTTTCTAAAAAGACCATTCACATCAAACATACATACGATTTCAGGCAAAAAGAGAGGACTACACCAAAGACAATCAAGTCTGATAGGGTTATAACAGCACCTCAAAAAGTGTTAGACATCATCAAAGAGCAAATAATAGAGAATGCGACAAATGGATTTGATACAGATTTTATTTTTATAAACACTTTAGGAGAACCAATAACAAATGCCAGGGTTATTTCTGCATTGAAAAGACATGGTCAGAAAATCGGTATAGATAAGAACATCACTACACATATGTTCAGACACTCTCATATATCCCTACTTGCTGAGTTAGGTATCCCCTTGACTGCTATCATGGACAGAGTAGGGCATAGTGACTCAAAGACCACACTAGAGATTTATTCTCACGTTACCCAAAAAATGGTATCAGACATATCTAGCAAGTTAGACAAGATAAAATTTTAAGTTCTGCCCCTCATCTGCCCCTTTTTCTTATACAAGACAAACAAAAGCCCCTTAAAGCGTTGATTTTAAAGGGTTTTTAAAGTGCACGAAAAAAGAGCACACAATTCAAATCGCTTAGGGCTGCTGGATTCCTCCCCTGACCC